TTCAATTTTCTTGACATCTTCTGGTTCTGGATCTGCTGTAATCTTAGCAAGAATCTTGTCAATACACTCAAGCTCAAGGTCAACCACGTCATCCATCAAACGCTGAGCTACGCTTACCACTTTGGAGTATGTTGCCCAGTCAAAGTGACTAAGCTTCGTAAATGGCTTATCAACAAATGACAGGACATTTACCAACAACAAACGGCAAGAGTCGTATGGAGAAAGTGTGATCTCTCCACATGGGTTGGTTGACACTGTCTTGAACGTTGGGTAGACGTTAGCTGGACAGTTGTCCATAATTGTGTCCCAGAACAAGAGACCCGGTTCTGCGCTCTTGTGAGCTGCACCGATGATTTCTGTCCATAGCTCATTTGCATCAACGAACTCTGAGATACTTGGGTCGGTTGAATCAACTGGGAATCTAAGTTGAACTTCCTTGTTATCCTTGACAGCATTCATGAACTCGTCAGAAAGACGAATTGAGATGTTTGCTCCAGTTACTTTCTTGAGGTTCTCTTTGATGTGAATGAAGGTGCGGATTTCGGGATGATGTACGGAGATGGTGAGCATCAGGGCTCCTCTGCGTCCACCTTGGGCTACTTCTCTACAGGTATTAGAGAAACGCTCCATAAAAACGCCAATACCGTCCGTTGTTTGGGCAGCATTGGCTGTTCTCAGTCCTCTTGGGCGAATTGTAGAAATGTCAAATCCTACTCCACCTCGGCGCTTCATAATTTGAGCTTGTTCTTGATCTGTCTTTAGGATACCACCATATGAGTCATACGGAGCCGGGAGCACAAAGCAATTTGAGATTGACATAACCTGATATGGGTTACCAATTCCTGCCATTGGGCTGCCTTGCGGAATGATGTACTTGAACTGGTCAAGGTAGGCAAAAATCTCTTCCTCTGAGAGAGGATTCGCATACTTCTGTTCAATGCGAGCAAACTCCTTTGCCAAGCGTCTGTGCATGAGCTCAGGCGTTGGTTCTAGAATCTCTCCTGTTTCGGGGTGTTTCAGGGCATACTTCCCGAGAAACACATTTGCTGCCATCTCGTTGCCTTCAAAGTATGTCTTTGACCGTTCTAACGCTTGTTCGTAACTGACCATCTTCTTCTAAACTCCAGTACCATTACGGTACTATTCAATCTTGCTAACTTTGATATTGCCAGTTACTCTCTTGGACTGAATTTCACTGAACTTACGACGAATGTTGTTCTTCTCTGACTCTACCTGCATGGATTCGTCCAGGTTCATTCTCTCATTCTCAATATCCGTTACGACCCTGAGCCGTGAACGGGCCGTGTTGAGATGAATCTTGAACTGTTCGCCATCTACGCCAGCACGGTTTTTGGCAATGAACATATTACCATAACCTGTTGACTTGTTTACTTCCTTGCGCGCAATGCCGATAACGAAGTCACAGATGTGAGCTTGTGCGTACGCTTCTGCCATGTTGGCAAGACTCACGATGTCACTGTCAGCACCTTCTCTGTTTGATTGACATGCTGTCCACAGAGGCACGTCAAGTTCCATAGCCAAGTCACGAAGCTCTTCATAGATCTTCTTAAGTTCCATACGCGGAAGATCATAACGCTCTGTTGAACGCATGATGCCAGCGTAGTCAATGATAACCATGTCAGCCTTGAAACCTTCAACCGCCAACTTGTCAATGTGCGAACGGATAGTATTCACTGTGGCTGTGCCCGTTGAGTATTCCTTAATACGTAGTCTGCCTAGTGTCGGAGCACTCTCAAGGTAGAATTTCTTTATATCCTCCTTGTGGTCAAAACAGTCTAGAGAATCAATGTCTATCAGGTGAGAATCATAACGAATTCCAACGTTTCGCTCACGCAACTCAAACGTGTAGTGAAGAACGTTTTTTCCACGGATCAAAGCCTGAGCTCCCATGTGAACTAGTACATGGCTCTTACCAACTCCGGTTGGAGCGATAACGACATTCAGTTCACCAGCACCAGAACCTCCATTGAGGATCTTGCGTGTGTCCAACTCTGGAATACCAGTTGGAATGGTGCGTCTGTAAGTCGTTGAGTAACGAGCGTCAATGTCTGTGGCAATGTCAAGTCCAGGACTGTGAGCTGCACCCCGTGAGATTGCCTTCTTGAGAACATCAACAATGGACTCATACTTGTCAGAGTGAATCAGGTCAACTGATTCTTCTAGAGCCTTCTTGAGTCCCTGTTTACGACAGAACTCTAGAGTCTTCTCTTTGACATAGCCGAGATCTCCGAGATCTTCGTTCCTACGCGCCTTCTTGAGAAACTCAAGAATCTGATCCTTGACAACGGTATCCTTTTCGTTCTTGTAGTCTTCCTTGATAATGGAAACCAGGAGATCAAAGGAAGGAAACTCCTTGTACTTCTTGTAGTAGTTCAGATAATTGCTAGCTAACAGCTTGAGATATGCGAATTCAAAGTATTCAATGTCAATCACTTCGTTGATTTGACTTGCCCACTGTCTGTCTAACAGCATGGCTTGAAGGATCTTTTCTTGGAATGGTCTGCCTAGTGGCGAAAAATTGATTGACTTGGTAATGGTGTCTTGTGGACTGTTAGACATGCGAACGATCTCCTTGGAAGGTTTGGTATACTACACAGGGATTCAAATCTATACCGTGAATCTTTGTTGAGAATTCACAGCGGGATTTCCCCCAGTGCCGTATGGGTGATTGAAGTGATTGGTAAGAGATAAAGAGTGTGGTGGAGACCAAACTTCTTTACGAAGTTAATAGAGAAATTCTCATCTGTTGAGCTATACGGTCAAAATCTAAGTCACTTACGATGCCTGCTCCCAAGAGGCACTTGATGAGACCGAGCTTGTCCATCTTGGGTTGAAAGTTGTCAATGACAAAATTAACCTTGTTAATCTGTTGAGCTGATAAGTCACTGGAGTCAAGGTACATGATAGACCAGTTGCGTCTCACGATTTCCTCACAGTCAATGACAGCGTTGTAAGTTTTTACCTTCGTGTTGGCATTTACTTGATTCCTACAGCCTTCAAGCAACATGTTGACGTCAATGTCCCTCTCGGTATCTGCCAATTCTGTAAAACGTTTTAGAGCCGTCTTCATGCCAATGCCTGGAACACCTGGGATGTTGTCCGAAGGATCTCCAACCATTGTACGAGCTAAGACGAAGTTACGTGGAGCAATGCCAAAGTTCTTGACAACGTGGTCGTGGTCAACAAACATTCTCTTGGCTGGATCATAGATCATGACATTCTTGTCATAGAGGAGTTGATAGAAGTCCTTGTCAGAGGACACCACAATCTTCTTGGTGGTTTCACCTGCAAATCTCTGTTTGGTAAGATAAGCGATGACATCGTCACACTCACAGTCTGGAACGTAGAGCTGACACACTGGCATACTCTTGATGCACTCAACAAGTTGTTTTACTTGCTTGAGTTTGTTCTCCTGGTCATCCATGATCCAACGCTTTGAGGGCAAGGAATTTGGGTCTTTAGCAATTGTGGCAAACTCACTCTTGACCTTCATGCGATTAGCCTTGTAACCTGGGAAGATCTTCTTTCGTCGCGGACATCCTCCACCCTGTTCCCAAACAACATAGAGCTTGCTTGGAACTAGATTGTTGGTAATCCAGTAAAGGAACTTCATGAACCCGATAACACCTCCACAGGGGTCACCTGTATTGGTCGTAGCTTCATTGACGGCAAAGTGCCTAATGAAGACGTTCATTCCATCAACTATCACAATCGGTCTCTGCTCTGCCATGATAAACTTCCCTTTACTGTAACTCTAGAAACGTTTCATTAGGATTCTTGACGAAACAAATCCACCCAACATCATCTGGTGCTAATATTTTCATCAACACAACACTGTCTGCGTTACCTCTGGTGCCAACAATGAGGTTACCTAGAACCATCCCAACGACTTCATCTTTGTACTTGTGCCTAAAGCCATGTTCAAGACAGTTTGCGTCGTAGGTCATTTGATTGGTTCGTATAGTCCAGTGATAACTCATGATTGACTTCATGGCTTCTTCTGGAGTTTGAGTTGACATGTCAAGATAGTAGAACTTCTTTGAACGAACAAACTGAGTTGAGAACCACTGATATCCAATCGTGTCAATGGTAGAAATCACACTCTTCGCAAAGGTGGTCATTCCATCCCAGACTGTTTTCCCTAATTCTCCGCCGGTTATCAACAATGTTCCAGGTTTGATGTTTACCAAGTCTTCCAGACTAAACTTGCTTCTCGCCTTTAGGACAAGCACCAAAGAAGAAGGGCGTCCATCAAGGACACCCTCTTGTTGACTATCCTGTTCTATGGGAATAGTTGGTAGTGGATCGTTACTGTTTTCCTGTTGATCCGAAGCCGCCCGCTCCTCTGGCTGTTTCTGTGATGTCATTAGACTCTTCAAAGGATACTCTATCTAACGAGTCATTTGTAACGACTTTTTGGATGAGCATTGAAGCTATTCTGTCTCCAGCTTTGAAATGGAGATTGTTCGTCATTTTCATACCTGAGTCATACAGTTTGTGTTGATTTCCGTTGTGAAGAATCACTTTGATCTCACCCCTGTAGGTTGTATCAATAATTCCACCAAGAGTAAACACTCCCTTGCTGGCAAGTCCAGAACGACTGACAATCTGAAGGAAGATAGAATCTCTGTTGGAATCAAAATCCGGCATGTCAGCTAGAACAAGTCCAGTTGACACAGCTAGTGTCTGTCCAGGAGACAGAGTAAAGTCTTCAACACAGGACAAGTCAAAGGCTGCGTCGCCTTGTTTGCCCTGTTTTGGAAGCTTGGCTAGTTCATGAACCTTCTTGAACTTGACGTGAAGCATTACTCTACTCCACGCTCAGCCTTAAGAGCTTCTTGCTCTACTGCCGAACTTGTGTCCACACCTGCGAAGGTTGGATGATCCATGTTGGCTGCGTTCATGATGTATGCTGCATCCATGAGAGCGTCAACTTGTTCCTTGTGCACAGGGTTATACAGAACCCTGGTTCCAAAGTCTGGCTTGTAGAACTTCTCTTCCACAATGACTTCACCTGTCTTGTCGTCAACAACAGTGAATGTCTTCCATGCTCCGGTACCCTGAACGGCAATCTGCATTCCGTTGTGCTTGATACACTTTCCTGGCTGTACTTCACAGTAGGTCCTGAGAAAGTCAAAGACTTGCTCGTGTTCAATAACACCTCTTCCAAAGTGAATTTGGAAGGTAGCCACACGGAAAGGTTTTGCAACCTTGTTCTTGATCGTCTTGGCATCAACTTCAATACCAATGACTTGATCCTTGCCCACCTTGACAGGAGCTCCTGTTGAGATGCGAATACGCGTTGATGCTGCGTAGGGAATTGCCATTCCACCTGGAGTGGTGGTTGGATCTCCGTACATGACACCAATCTTCTGGCGTTGCTGATTCAAGAGCACAAACAAGACCTTCTGGTTTGCGATAATGTTCGCAATCTTACGAAGACCCTTGCCCAAGACTCTTGCCTGGAGACCAATCGTGTTGTCGGTGTATTCACCGGTCAACTCGGCTTGTGGAGCACTTGCAGCGACGGAATCCCAGATGATTGTCACTGGAACATCCTTGGTACTTGCTCTTGACTTCATGATGGCAGCTTCTGCAACCTTGAAGACTTCCTCTGTACAGCCTGTCTGTACGAACACGAACCGATGAGCCACATCAATGCCAAGTTGCTTGAGGTTGTCAAGTGACGTAGCGTTCTCTGTGTCAATATAGACAACAAGTCCGCCCATCTTTTGGGTACTCTTGGCAATCTCAAAGGCAATGTGAGACTTACCACAGGAAGGTGGTCCTTGAATTTCAATGATACGACCTTCTGGAAGTCCACCATTGCGTCTGTTGGAGATAACGTAGTCCAACTGCTTTGAACCTGTGCTGATCCAACGCTTGATGTTGGTAGGAGCATCATCTGTTCCAAGATTGAAAGCGATCTGTTCACCGCTCTCCTTGTTCAGTTGTCTGATCAGGTCAGCAGAGAAGTCATCTGACATATCAGACGACACAGAGGCTGGATTTATCTCGTTTACGGCTTGTTCTTGTTGTGTTTTCTTCTTGAATGGTGGCATTGTGGTTATTCTTCCTTGTTGGTGGTTTCTTCTGCTTGCTTAGATCTAAACTGAATACAGTAGGAATTGCCCTTCTTGGCAAAACCAAAACGTCCCTTGACGATTCCGTTGTGCATGGTAACGGCTTTCACCATGTCAAAGAAATCACTAGAGAACATTGTGTACTTTTCATTCGTGATAATGTCACGAAAGTTGATGTGGTGCGTTGATGACCCATGCCAGAAGTTCACGAATTCTAGAATAGCATCAAACTGATAGTCTGGTTCTCTCCAGAGAATGTCGTCTCGTTGTAACTGTTCATACTGACGAGTAACATGATTCCACTGTCTAGTACTATATGCGCCGTGATCCAGAAGCAAAGTCCCATCTTTCTTAGAGATGGGAATCTTCCAACTAGGTTTCTTTGGTTGTTTTGGTTTAGCAATTCTTGGCATGGTAATCCCCTAAACGAAGATAGTCTCTGACAGAGTTAGTGCTCCACCAGAGACTATCATGTCTGATTAGACTATTAAACTGGTTGATTAATCAGTTTAGAGATCTTCAAATTGTTTGTTGATATCATCAACAGCTGCGTCAGTGCTGGCTGTTCCAGTAGCTGCCGTGTGATCCGTGCCTGTTTCCGATGCCTCTGCGGAAGCATCCACTGCCAGAAATCCCTCAAGTGCGGTCTTGACTTCCTCGTAAGGACGAACCTGACCCTTGAAGTGTTCTTCAAGGTTTGGAATTGCCTTCACGATCTTATCAATTTCTGCCTGTGTCTTGGCAATCTTGGTTGCCTTACGACGTGGCGTCAACTTGATTTCCTTGACTGGATAACCATTGAAGGTCTTTCCTGGAACTACTGTAGCTGCGACTGTGAAGTCATAACCATTGTGTGGGTCCATGAGATTCTCCTCACGGTAGTCCTGGTGAACTAGAATTGAGTAAATGTCCTTACAGATCGTTTGTGAGAACTCCCAAATCTGGACGCCCTTCTCTTCTTGACCACGAACCAAAACTGGTGCGTAGTAGCGCGTCTTTGCGCTCAGTTCCTTGACCATCTTCCAAGCTTCCTTGGAACGGTCTTTCTTGAGCTCTGTGATAAGCTCCTGAACTGGATCTTCACAGCCGAACTGTGACGGAACTACCATTCTGCGCTCTGATAGTTTCTTGTTGTCGTAGTAAGTTACCTCTTGAAAAGGTTGTTCATTACTATCCTTGTATGGAAGGAAACGCACATCAACTTCACCTACCTCTGGTTTCCAGAATTGAAGCTTGGCTTTGTCGCCACCCTTCTTGTTCTCTCCGTTGAATGCTGCGAGCTTGCTCTTGAGTGCTTCTAGATTA